CTGGTGTACTCACTCGCAGGAGACGGCGAGAGGTCATAAACCTCTCTAATCTTCTGTAGGGTGTCGCCACAACGTACCATCATCTCTTGAAAGGAAGGCACCTTTTCTACGAAATAACGTAGTAAAGATACCCAACCATCTTGAGATGAATTTAGATACGTTCTGGGCCGTATTACTCTAACTCGTGCTTCCCATCTCTGTAAGGAGATGTTAAGTCGGAGTTTGGGTAACCGGGTAGCGTCTCGATAGAGGAACCCGAGATGTGGTATTGACACACCACGCTCTCGAATTACTTGTTCCCAATTAGATATAGCTATATCAAAGGGTATACGAGATTTCCTTGAATACCAGGTCTGAACCTGGCGTCCATGGTCATCTGTATCCCAGAGGTATTGGCCAATGCTTATCTCCACACTCTTCGTGTGGCAATAAGTTTCTTGTTGGGCTGGGTCTCGTATACAGGGGATAACCCCATATACCGACTCTAGTAACTCGCCAAGATACTTGGCGGTGTTCTTGTATCCCTTTATGTACAGTTCATTCGCGTAAGCGATGAATGACATAAATGCTGCGGGGTTTGGTTTTGATGACCAGACTGTACGCAAGCGCACAGGAGTGACGTTGACACCGTTAAAGGCGTCCATGCCACACGACTCCCTAAAGAGTCCACTGATGCAGCTCTTGTCACGATTAACGTGGAGGCCATAAGCCTCGAGCTGTTCCATCGCGTTCACGGCGTTAGCCTTGTCGACGATGACATCATCTCCATACACTAAGACGGTGGCCTTACGGCCATCGTCCGCGTTATGCGGTAGATGACTACGAAGCAGAGCCCAAACAGTAAGCGCCAATACGGGAAAGCAACACGCTGACCCCATTGGTGCGAACTTATTGAGCTCTAAACGCTCCCCAGTCGGTAATACCGTGCACTGAGACCGAGTTGCTAACAGAGCCCCTAACAGGGGTTCTGGAAACAACCTCTCAACTAACCATGTCGATACTCGATCCGAGGCCTCTTTTAGGTCTAGGGTAACGAGTTGGCCGTGATAACTGCCCGCGAGGGCAGCTAAACGGTTTATCGATTGGTTGGTGAATCGGACATCATTCCTCGTGAGAGGGTGATATTCGACCCACGATACGACCTTCTGCATTATACCTTGTTGGAACCACTGGTTTTCCAGTGGCTCGCAAGATATAATCCTTGGGCCCCGAGAATCCTTTGGTACAAGGCAAACCTTGGCATCGGATTCTTTGAATTCAAGCAACTGTGCTTGATCGTAACGTTCAGACAGATGATTCACATTGACGAAATAGTATTCGTCAAAGGGAAACACCATCTGAATACGAGGATTAACCCGTTTGAAGTCATACTTCTGGTGCGTCTCTTCTTTCGTTGAGACGATCCCAGGACCATGACGCGGATTAAGAC